GACCCGTCTGGTACGGCCAAGCGGGGCCGTGGACGCCCGCGCAAGAACTCCTAAGAGGTCGTCATGCCATCGGTTACCCTCCAGCAGCTTGTTACCGACACACGCGAATACATGGACGCGGTAGGGTCTACGCGCTGGTCGGATAACACGATCAAGACGGTCCTGAATAACGTATTTGATAACGAGTGGTCGAACATCCTGAACGCCGCGCCGTACTACACCTTCGGGCTGCGGCAGGTGTCCACGGACGTGAACGGCCAGTTCGCGTTCACGGACCTGAACGCGGGCTCTGGCGATACGCAGCAGAACTTCTATCGCGTGATGTCGGTCAGCGATGGCAACGTGCTGTACGATCAGACGCGCTTTCAGGATGTCCCGCTCGCCACGACGACGAACTATTTGCCGACGTACCCGCGCCTCTACTACATCATCGGGCAGGGGGTGCAGATCCTCCCCGTTGCGAGTGGCGTGGGCCTCTACGTTGGCGTGAACTACAAGCCCACGGCGCTGCTGGATTTGGCGAACGACAACTCCATCGTGGACTACCCCGAGAACTGCCACCTCATTCTCGTGTGGAACGCCGCCGCGCAGTTGCTGCTCAAGGGTGGCACGGAAGCGGCAGCGGCAGCGAACCTCAAGGCGCTGGCCGATGACGACCGCAAGACGCTGCTCGACGACATCCGGCGCTACACGATCAACCCGACGCGCATGGCCTATCCCGACCAGAAGTATGACTGGAGCGGCGGCTAATGGCGGGACGGGAGAAGGTCGTTGACCAGCAGCCCAAGTTCGACGGCGGGCTGAACAATGTGTCGGATGACGCCGCATTGCTCCCCAACCAGTTGCGTCGGGCCGACAATGCGCGGCTGACGGACTACGGCGCGATCACCAAGCGTGGGGGCACGAAGCGGACCTCCACCAGCCCCTTGGCAAGCGCGGCGGTCCTCAACGGCTACACATGGCGCAAGGACGGCGGGACGCAGCAGTTGATGGCCGTCTGCAACGAAACGCTGTACACCTCAACGTTCAGTGCCACCTACCCGTGGACGTGGGTGGCGCAGAGCGGCACGTTGTCAGCCAGCGTCCCCCCGTCGTTTGCCCAGTTCCAGAATGGCAGCGCCGACGTGGTGTACATCGCGGACGGCGGCTTGCTCAACGTCTGGACCGGCAGTGCGCTCAACACGAACTTGTCGGGCACGATTGCCGTCGAGACGATCGTGGTGCATAACGAGCGGCTGTGGGGCTGTGGGAACAGCACGTTCCCCGACTCCATCTTCTACTCGGCGCTGAACAACGGCAACACGCTGGCGAATGGGTCGTCGGGCGGTGGGCAGATCGTGGTCCGCACGTTCTCCGACGAAACGGTGGTCGGCCTCGCGTCGATCAATACGTCCCTGCTGATCTTCCACCGGCGCGGTATCTCGCGGCTGACGGGCTACGGGCAGGACGACATCACCGTGGCCCCGCAAGGCTTGACGGCGGACGTGGGAACCATCGCGCCCAAGTCGATTGTCAGCATCGGCAACCTTGGCTTCTTCATCTCGGAGCGCGGGCTGTTCCGCTGCAACGAGGCGGAAGTCGCGCCGGTCGGTACGGTGGACACGCCGGATCCGACGCTGGCGATTATCCGCAGCCTGTCGGCCAGCGACTTTGCCAATATCCGCTCGACCTTCAATCGGGCGACCCGCGAACTGCTGATCAGCTTCCCCAACTACGGCGTCTTCGCCTACCACACGATCCTGCAAGCGTGGTCAGGGCCGTGGGATACCGGCTATGTGACGCCCGCTACGACGGCGCTCTTTGACTCCGTGGACTCCAATGGCCTTCCGGCAACCCTCAAGGGCGATGCGGACGGCTATGTGACGGTCTGTGACGCGAGTGGCGTGTTCGTGGATAACCAGTTGGCGGACGGCACGGGCGGCACGACCTACACCCTGACGGCGCAGATGCACCGGCTGTACTGCGGGGACGATGCGCTGGCAAAGTCCTTGCGCTGGGGCTACCTGACGGCCCAGCTCAAAGGCTCGCTTTCCACCAGCGTCACCTGGAGTACCGAAACGGACGCGGGCGCGTACACGCTGCCCACCGACTTCTCCAGCGCCGGTGTGTGGGGATCGGGAACGTGGGGGTCTGGATCGTGGGGCGGAGCCAGTAGCCGCAACTACCGCATCCCGATGGGCGGTACGGGCTACTACATCGACATGTATATTATTGACTCAGGGACGGCAGCGCCGATCTTTAGTCGGTTTCAGTTGGAAACCTTTGCGCTGGGGAGGCGCTAATGGCCCAAACAGTTGGACAACACGGGGTTGCCGCCTTTACCAACCCCTCGAACGGCGATCCGCTCAACGCCACCGTCGTCAAGGCAAACGACAACACGGTGCGCGGGGCGTATGTCGATCACGACAACGACGGCGGAATCCACCTCCAGTCCTCGGCGCTGGCCTCTCGTCCCTCTGCTGGTACGGTTGGGCGCAAGTGGCTCACGACCGACACAGGCAGCGTCAAACTCTGGTTCGACAACGGCTCGGCGTGGGAGGAGATCAGCTACCTCACCTCGTCGTCCAACCTCAACGCCAGCAACTTAGCAAGCGGGACGATCCCTGACGCCCGCTTCCCTGCGGTGCTGCCAGCGGTCAGTGGCGCGAACCTGACGAACCTGCCTTCTGCGTCAGCGGCGGCGGGCACCCTGACGGGCACCACCCTCGCGTCCAACGTGGTAAACTCCTCGCTCACGAGCGTGGGGACGCTGACGGGCCTGACGGTCGGCGGCACGGCGAAGATCCAGCAAGTGCTGGAAAATGCCACATTTAGCGCGACGGCAGCAACCGGCACAATTAACTACAATGCGCTGACACAGGCCGTGTTGTACTATACGAGCGATGCGACGGGGAACTGGACGGTCAACTTCCGTGGGTCGAGTGGTACGTCCTTGAACGACATGATGACGACCGGCCAGACGCTGACCGTAACGTTTGCCGTGACACAGGGCGCGACCCCGTACTATGCCAGTGCCCACCAGGTTGACGGCAGCAGTGTGACGCCGAAGTGGCAAGGCGGGACTGCTCCTAGTGCCGGCAATGCCAGTGGCGTAGACTTTTATACCTACACGATTGCCAAGACCGGCAATGCCGCTTTTACGGTGTTCGCAGCGCAAACGCAATTTAAGTAACCGTTGTCACCCATAACGCAAGGATTGCCTCATGGCTTCGTTTAACAAGTTCAACGCTTTCGTAGAAGCGGTCGCGGAGAAAAAGCACAACCTCGGCTCGGATACGCTCAAGATCATGCTGTCCAACACAGCGCCGTCGTCGGCCAACAGCGTGAAGGCGGACATCACGGAAATCTCGGCGGGCAACGGCTACACGGCGGGCGGCGCGACGGTGACGATCACCTCGTCGGCGCAGTCGAGCGGCCTCTACAAGCTGGTCGGCAATGACGTGGTGTTCACCGCCACGGGCGCGGTGGGTCCGCTGCGCTACGCGGTGTTCTACAACAGCACGGCGACCAACCAGGATCTCATCGGCTGGTGGGATTACGGGTCAAGCGTCACGCTCGCGTCTGGCGATACGTTTACCGTGGACTTCGACGCGACCAACGGCATCCTCCAGTTGTCCTAAGTTTCTCTTTGACGGGGCACGTCTATGCCAGCATTTGCAGATCGCGTCAAAGAAAGCACCACGACCACCGGCAACGGGACGATTACGCTGGACGGGGCCGCGACGGGCTTCCAGTCGTTTACCACGGCGTTTGGCAATGGCGTGTCGGTCTACTACGTCATTGCCGGCGGCAGTGAGTGGGAGATCGGCATTGGCACAACCGGCACAGGGACGCTGACCCGTGACACGGTGTTGCAGTCCTCAAACGCCGACGCCAAGGTGGTGTTCTCCGCAGGGACGAAGGATGTCTTCTGTTCTTATGTGGCGGATCGGGCCGTCACGACGGTGGATGCGGCCACGCTGACGAACAAGACGATCAGTGGCGCAAGCAACACGCTGTCCAATATCGGGAACGCCGCGCTGACGAATAGCAGCGTGACGGTGAACGGGACGGCTATCTCGCTCGGCAGCAGCGGCACGGTGACGGCAGCGGCGGGCACGTTGACAGGCGCAACGCTCGCATCGGGTGTTACCGCGTCGAGCCTCACCAGCGTTGGCACCCTGGGGAGCTTAACCGTCAGTGGCAACGTCACTGTTGATACCAACACGCTGTTTGTGGATGCCACGAACAATCGCGTTGGCGTTGTCACGGCATCTCCCGCTCATGCGCTCCACATCGTAGGAACGACCTACCTTGAGGAAGTTATCGAACGTGCCACCGTCACCGCGACGGCAGCAACGGGGACGATTGCGTACAATGCACTGACGCAAGCTGTGTTGTTCTACACGAGCAACGCGACGGGCAACTGGACGCTCAACTTGCGTGGTAGCTCCACAGTGTCGATGAACACGCTGCTGGCTGTTGGGGATTCGCTGACGGTGACGTTTCTGGTGCAGCAGGGCACCACACCGTATTACCCGACCGCGCATCAAATTGACGGCACTTCGGCAACGGTGCGGTGGCAGGGCGGTACGGCTCCGACCGCTGGTAATGCCAGCAGCATCGACATCTACACCTACACGATCATCAAGACGGCGGCGACCCCGACGTACACGCTGCTTGGCAGCCAAACGCGATTCGCGTAAGAGGATACGATGCCTGTTTTGTCAACTGTTGGCGCGATGGCAGCGCGAGGGTTTGGGTGGCTGTTCCGTGCCGCAGGGGCGGCTGGAGCTGGTATATATGCGTGGGGGAACAATGGCTCTGGACAACTTGGGCAAGGGAATACGACTAATCGTTCAAGCCCCGTGCAAGTTGGAACGGGAACGTCTTGGACGGATGCAAGCATAGCAGATCATGCTATTGCCATACAATCCAACGGTTCGTTGTGGGCGTGGGGGAGTGGTGGTGAAGGGCGTTTAGGCGATGGAACAACAGCCAGCAAATCCAGCCCTGTGCAGATCGGTTCATTGACAAACTGGGCTACCGCACAAACGCAACGGTTTTGTACACTTGCCCTTAAAACAGACGGTACACTTTGGTCTTGGGGCCTGGGAAGTCTTGGGAGACTAGGCGATGGAACAACAGCCAACAAATCCAGCCCTGTGCAAATTGGGTCGTTGGCTAGTTGGACAAAAATTGGATATGGGTCACAGAGTTTTTTTAACGGCCATGCAATCCGTAGTGGAGGTACACTCTGGGCGTGGGGGTTTGGTGGTCCGTCCTACACAGATACTTATGGAACAATCCTCAACCCACCGTACCCCACCGTAAACCAAACAACCTATTCGTCCCCCGTTCAGGTCAGTTCAGCGATTAGTTGGTCCGCAGTCTCCACTGGCAATTCCCATGCGCTTGCACTAACAACTGGCGGGGCACTGTATGCCTGGGGAACAAACACCAACTACCAGTGCGGCAAGTCTGATCTAAACAACCCGTTTTACTACACTGTTTATCCTTCAACATATGAGTGTGGAGGGGGCGGAAGTGCCTCCTTCTACGCTAAGTACAGTTCAACTATTAGTTTAGGAAACTTTCCAAACCTTTGGAATAACTCTACTGCCAGTTGTGAATCACCGGTAAATGGAGAATCAGCGACTGTCTTCTCAGTTTCTTCTAATACTGAACTGTGGGGATTTAGCAGTCCTGTGCAGGTTGGAACAGACACCAATTGGGCACAAGTTGCTGCTGGCGATTACCATAGCGCAGCCATTAAAACCACTGGCACACTATGGGCTTGGGGATACAATGCTTTTGGGCAGTGCGGAACAAGTGATGTCACTCCAAAAAGCGAACCTATACAAGTCGGCGTAGCAACAAATTGGGCGTATGTTAAAGCTGGAAATGATTTTACCATTGGCGTCAGAACAAACGGGACGCTCTGGGCGTGGGGAAGAAATGTGTATGGAGAACTTGGAATAGGCAACACGACTAGTCGTTCAAGCCCTTCGCAAGTGGGGTCAGCCACAAACTGGCTTCAAGCTATTGATGCACTAGACGCTGGCACCTATTGCTCTATTGCCATTCGCAGCTAACCGAGAACCTTATGCGACTATACTGCTATGTTGAGCACGGGGCTGTGGTCAGTGGCCCCAGTATCCTGTCGGTAGATTTGTCCAACAAGTCCGACTTTGAGTTGTTGGACTTGGGCTGGTACTACGCGGAGTGCATCCGTCCCGATTCGTTTGTAGATCGGTACGAGGTGTTCCTGCCGATCCAGTTTGATGTCCAGACGCGCAAGGTGGTCTGCACGTTTATCAAACGCGACAAGACGCCGGAAGAACTGGCCGCACAGAACGCCGAGAAGCAGGTCGAGGTCGAAGCCGACAAGGCCAGCCGCTTGAGCTTTGCTGCCACGTTCATGGCATCCCCTGAGTACGCGGCATTGCCGGTGGCGATTCGGGATCAGTGGCCTCCATATGTGCAGACGGTCACGGACACGGTGACGCAAGGATTGGGCGATGCGATCTGGGATGTGAACTTCCCGATGGTGCCGCCCACCAGCGCGATCCCGACCCCTGCGCCTGTCCTGTTTGATGTCTGATCTGCACCCGCTGGATGTGGCCCTCAAGTTGGCGATTGAGGGGGACGCGGATTGGTCGGAGCGTATCTTGCGCGACCAGCCAGCCGACGACCCTCGCGTGGCCTTCAACTTGGGGTGGCACGAACTACGGCACGGCAACCTGCGGCATGGCATGGACCTCATGAGCGCCGGTCGGATGCTCAGTGTGTTTGGCTCGCCGCCGCTCCATACCCCTGCGCCGATCTTCCGTGGGCCAGACCCGACCATCCTCCTGCGCTCCGAGGGTGGGCTGGGCGACCACATCATCAATGCGCGGTTTGCCAAAGACTTGTCCGCATACGGGCGAGTGGTGCTGCTCACGCATCCGTCGCTGGTCAGCCTCTTGGGGCGCATTGATGGGGTGAGCGAGGCGATCTCCGACACGGTGGAGGAGCTGCCGCCGCATGACTATTGGGTGCCAGCGATGAGCGCCCCGTATGTCTTGAAGTTGGAATACGCCGACCTGTCCGGTGCGCCGTATCTCACGGCCACGCCACGCCAGTTGGATGGCGCGTTTAAGGTCGGGTTCCGGTGGTCAGGCAACCCGCAGTTTGAGCATCAGCAGCATCGCCGGTTTGACCCCGACTTGATGCTGGCCTTGGCCGCAACGCCTGGCGTGACCGCCTACAGTCTCCAGCGGGACGACGATCTGCGCGAGGTGCCGTTCACCGACTTGCGCGACGAGATGACGGACTGGGAGGCAACAGCCAGTATCATCGCAGGGTTGGACTTGGTGATTACCAGCGACACCTCCATCGCGCATTGTGCTGCCGCGCTGGGGGTTGAGACATGGATCGTGGTGCCGGTGCTGCCCTATTACCTGTGGGCCATGCCTGGACAGCAGACTCCGTGGTATGATGCCGTAACACTATATCGGCAAACGACTTATGGTGATTGGTCTGCGCCGTTTGCTGCCATTGCCAGTGACTTGGCGCATCGTGCCGCTCCCTTTACCGTGAGCTAATCCCATGCTGTCAGGCTTCCCGATCAGCGGTGCGCCATTCTCCTCGACGGGAGTGGCGCGGGTCTTGGTGGCAGCGGTTGGGACATTTACGCTGGCAGGGCAAGACGCGGGCACGAACGCCGCGTTCAGTCTCAGTGCTGCGCATGGGTCGTACACGCTCTCCGGCGAAGCGGTCACGTTCCAGAAGGGCGCGTTGCTTGTTGCCGATCACGGCACCTACACGCTGGATGGGCAGTCCACGGCGTTCGGGCTCGGGTACGCCTTTAGTCCTGACCACGGCACCTTCACGCTCACCGGCCAAGACGCGACCCTAACCAGCAGCCGGTCAGTGGCGCTGGCTACGGGCACGTTTGCGCTCACGGGGCAGGACGCTGGCTTCCGCGCTGACCGGATCATTACGGCGGACTACGGCGCGTTCACGCTGGACGGGCAAGCCACGGCGTTTGGCAAGGGCTACGCCTTTGCGCCAGACACGGGGCACTTCACCTTCACGGGCGAAGCGGCCACGCTCCTCCCTGCCCGCAGCATCACCGCAGACTACGGCGCGTTCAGTCTCGCGGGGCAGACCGCCGATCTCCGCAAGGGGCCGCTGCTGGTCGCCGCGCATGGCAGCTATACGCTGACCGGCCAGACTGCCGATGTGATCTACACGCAGTCCCAGATCGGGCGCAACAAGGTTGATCCGTTCCCCTCGCC